ATTACAAATATCCCAATTGTATTGATAATCTTGGTTTTTATCTTTTTAATCTTAAGCGAGTTCGCAGGGGTATGTATTAGTTTTGATAAACTAGGCGAGGCATTACATGGAGTCATTATAGGTCACCAGGTAAAGGTTTTAGGATAAAAAATGATGACGCCAAATCGGTATTGTAGATAAGCATATTCCCATGGACACTGTGGTACCAGACACTCTCATTCGTGCTTCGGTTCAAGGTATTGTATATCTCATCAATTCTCAAACTGGCGATGTTTACACCTACAATCCAGAATCACCCACTTACATCGGTCAACTGGAACGTATTCCAGATACCGATAAGCACCTAATGTCTAAGCAAAATGGCTGCCTTCATTATGCGAAAGTGAAATATCGCGATGATATTCGTGAAGTGATGGAACGGCTACGTACCACCCAGTAAAAAAATGAAGAGCCTCCAGACCAAATGAACAAATGGCAAATGGAGTATCTAATTGATGATATTCTACGCCAACGCAAACTCTTGCTGTGGCGTAAAATAGTTGATAATTTTCCAATAGAACAGAAACACCGTGATATAATTACTAAAAAATTCCTCCAACCACCGGTGGTGGATTCGCAGCGGCATACTGCGCCGCCAAAATCCGCCGTTCAGCCCGATAGTACGCCAACTGCTCTTCATTGCTCTGGAACTGATAAGTGAAAGTGCTATGAAGTACGTTATAAGAACTAACAAAAGTGTAAATTGACATATCGGCGTTATTTTCTATTTTTTGACCCTCGGTCAAAGGTGAAATGACGTTCGCTTGCGGATTTGCCTGTGAAAATCGTGGAGGTCCAGTAGAATATCTATTTGAAGGAATAGGTGCCAGAGATATTTGTTGAAAAAAGTTTGATGGTATATATGGATAGCGTAATACATGTAATTGCTGTCCGTTACGAAAATCGGTTGCCTCTTGATTATTTGCGAATGAGTACCATATAGGCGGGTCTCCACTCAAATTATTCAAATAGTTGGAAAAATTAATCGCTTGGACGCGATTAAAGGTATTCCATTGACGTTGTAGTGTGAGTATATCACTTTTAGTTTTGTATTTTACACCTGATAAATCGTATGGCGACTGTGGAATGTTTCCAATCCCAATATTTGTTGAGAGATACTGAAGATATGTATAGTTTGATAAATACGAAGGATACGGGTCCATGTTCATTTTCTTATTTAGATGGTGCGGTTTTTAAATAGCACAATCATCATTTACTATTTCATTAATCGTATCTTTTTCATCATCGGAGGAGAGGTCCTTGCTGTAGTCTATTACAGCCCCCTTACGAACCCCAATAGTTTTACGATTTTTAGAGACAAATTCTACAAATGTATTATTTTTAGACAATTCGGCCACTTCGGCACCCAAGCTAAACTCAGCAACAGTCAGCGACGCAAGGAAGGAATGAAGACGAGTAGCAGCTCGTTGCTCCAAGAGTTTATCAATGGCGATTTGACGTTCACTCTTGACAACGGAAGGAACTTTTACAGCGAAGGAAGAAACAGGGCGCTTGGTCATTTTGTTAGAAATCTCAGGAATCCAAACAACAGTTTCAATTTTTTTAAACTAGCCTTAAGTATCATCAAACATCATTTTTCCCTTACCGCCAGATATTTCAAAGACATTCCACGCTTCTCCGTACGTCAATAAATATGTTTTACGACTCTTATTACGAGGATCCATTGGAATCGGCGCTAATATTGGGTAGAGAACAGGCAAAACTGCGCGAGTAAATTGTAGGGTTCCTGATGGATTCGTTGTATCAAAGCCACCAAAAGTTATATTATATACATCTTGAGGCAAAGGATATGAGTAATCCAAGGCCATACGAATATTTTTCCAGTAGGAGGTCACTTCACGAAACACAGCTATTTCCCATTGTTTAATTCGGTCAATATTTGAGATGTTTAAACGTAATGAGGAGACGAAAGGTGAATTATCGTATGCTGTTAGAACCAGACGCTGACCGGCGAGAGTAGAAGCGTACGACCGGAGGCCTACAAGCATACGACTTACAGAACCAATCATATCAACAGTAAACGGTAGTTGGACAACTGCGTTATAGGGAGGCGAAGCGGCTACAAACGAATTGTCCTCAATGGTAAACTGTTCATGACGAACATTTGTATAAGGAATACGCAGAGTTTGAGATTTGAGCCATAGGTTCGCATCACGAGGTAAATAAAGTTGAGTGGATTCTAACGATAGTTGTATCGGCTGGACCTGCTCTAATGGTAAAGTAACCTGAGAAGTATCAATGGGGCCATTTTGAGTCGCTTGAATCACCAATGGTTTGCCATTCCACGGTTGAGGTAAAAGTCGTCCATCACTGGCAACCACCACTTCGTTCAATTTGCGTAAATAGATGCGAAGACGCCAACGCTGTTGGTTGAGAGCAGACATTGGTATTCCTGGTTCAAACAATTCCTCGCTGCCAAGAATGGGTATAGGGACACGTAGTTCGCCGACCGTAGCGGAACGGCCGATGGCCAGTGGTGTTTCCAAGCGTGAGCCGACTTCATCGTTCATCAAGAATACTGGTCCCGTTTCAGCGGTTTGGCGATTACGCCACGATAGATATTCACCGTAGTTTTCGTGAATAATAACTTGGTCCTGAAACACCTGTATCTTATCAATGATTTGGAATCCAATATTGTTCGTATAACCGAATGTGACGCCACTGGGGTCTGTTACTATTCCTGTTGGATTGGCCGCTACAGCAGCGGGTGGCAACCAAGTAGGCAATTGAATATGGAGAAAGAAGTATTTAGCCATATCACCACGATGTTCTATATCAAAATCTACCCAACGACCCCAATCTGGTTGATTTCGTGGTTGTGCTATGTATATCTCTTTTGTAAATGGCACGGAACGCATGTAAACACTATGAAAAAAAGAGACCTTTGGGTTTGCGGTAAAAAAGATGTCCTTTTTGCCTCTGGCAACCAGTTCAATTAGACCACCGGAGCGAGATGTCATTATGAATCTCCTTAATTTATAGTGAGCGATTTTAAACCCACACTTTATAGAGATGTTTCACCCATTAATGACAATATTCACCGCCCTTCTTTTCGTCGCTTTAACACCCGGCATCTTTTTGACCATACCACCAAAGGGAAAACCTATTATTGTTGCGGTCACACACGGTGTTATTTTTGCCGTAATTTACGCCATTACTCACAAGGCCGTTTATCATTTTACCAAACAGTACGAAGGCTTTCAGGAACAGTATGTATTTCCTAAGCCAATAAAAAACGGCGAAATGTGCGAGGCACAGACCTGTATGTGTAACGGAGCTGAGATTGCCGAGAAGGGACGTTGCCAATAGACTTGACTGCGTCACTGGCTTAAAAACATAAACAAATGAACGACTAATGATGAGTTTTCCAAATATCAGCACCGGTTACGGTTTGACCGTTCAGCCCGTGACTCCGCCCAAGATGGCCGAAATGAAAGCAACGGACGACAAACTTAACGTCATTCTTACGACGATTCGCATTCCTGATGATCATATTTGGGCGAATGGTCTGTTTCAAAACATTTATATAATCTATCGTATGTTGGAAGTGATGGGACTCAAACCGTGGTTGATGGTAGATAATAACCAGAATCATAAAGATGCGAAAGTTCATGAAAAGTTTCGTATGATGGATTTTAAGGAGTATGCCGCCAACCCTTTTCCAGTCGCTTCGTACCTTGAGGTGGGTATGTCGTGCGACCCAGGCATTCGCCGATTTTTCCGGTCCATGGGCGCTAAGGTGAGCAAACTCTACCTTGGAAACATTTTGAATATTGATATTGAAACGATGACGTTTATGAAGGGCGTTAATTTCAGCCATCACGTAGCAGGTGAATTGGACGAGATTTGGGTAAGTCCTCATTACGATTTCCACGCTGAATACGCCGGTTCTATCAACGCACTTTGTGGGAAGACCAGGATAGCACCTTACGTTTGGGACCCTATGTTTATTGAAGATATGGGGCAAATATATGACGATAAGGGATTATCTTTGGAATCGGAGCGTGTTTTTGTCATTATGGAACCAAACATCAGTTTCCAAAAGAACTCGGTGATTCCTATTACCATTGCGGAGGCGTATTATCGTCTTCATCCAAAACGGGTAGGTCAGGTTATAGCAATCAATGGTGAGCGACTCAAAAATAACCCATATTACAAGACCTCTGTACTTCCTAATCTCAGCATTCACAAGGATAATAAGCTACAACTTACTCCACGCGCCCATATTGTAAATCTAGTGAGAGCATTTCCATCTGCCATTATTATTATGCACCAGGTGAATAACGAATATAATTATAGTTTCTTAGAGTTTATTTCTATGGGTTTTCCGGTCGTCCATAACATCAAACGTTTCAAGGAATATGGATACTATTATGAAGCAAACGATTTTGATGGCGGTGCCGAGCAAATCAACCGTATCATCAAGTATCATGATAGTAATAAAGTTGCCTACGCAGCGCAAGTAAAGCAACTCACTTGGAATTTTTCTATCAATAATCCGGCGAACATAGAGGCCTGGCGCGATCTTTTATTCAAGAAAGCGTAATCGTAGGCAGTTTAAAAACCACCCATAAGACATCTTATAGACCATCATGAAGATTGGCGTAACTGTAAGATTTCTTAATAGTTATTTTAGTGGAGGTATTCCACAGGTCGCATGTTCCCTCGCAAAAGCCTTACACACGTCAGGCCATGATGTAACGCTGTTGTACCCCGCTGGCGAACAGGACTGGTTTATGGACGTGTTAGGACTCAAAGAAAACCTGCCTCCAAGAGTGCCATGGGAACCAGAATCACCTAACAGATATGATGTAGTTTTTGAAGTGGTTTGGTCGTTCCCAGACGAATTGCGCCCTAAAGTGGCCGACCACCGAATTCTTTGGGTCCATCAGCCACCCATTTTTCACGATATTGAATCGTCGGTCTATCAGTGGAATTTGACCCAGAGGTCTTTCAAGAATCTCACCGCCATTACTACATACGATTTTTACTCGCAACAGGACGTACGATACTTAGAATTTTTGTCAGGAGTTCAGGTAATCCAAGTTCCTTTCCTATGGAATCAGGAAGCATTGACTATTTTTTGCGATGAGAATAAGATACCTGAATGGAAGGAATCTGCTAAACGGGTTGAACAAATGATTCCTAAGGAGGTCAATCCTTCTGTTTCGTGGTGCGCACGTATTGTAGAGAGTAATTTTAGTAATACAAGCCACGCAAATATTCCACTTAATATTTTGACCCAAATTCGCGTACGTGGTGATCCAGTACGTTTTAATGTCCACAATGGCGAGCAGCTCGGCAGCAACGAATTTTTCAAGACAAATATTGCGAAAAATCTACTTTTACCAGATATTAGCGGTTCTATTGTCCCACGAGTGCGATTACCAGATTTACGTCAAGAAAAATCGTTCCTTATTTCCCATCAGCGATTTCGCCCCATTAAAGCATTTTTACTAGACGCATTATATCTCGGTATTCCAGTGATTCACAATTGTGAGCTTTTGACCGAAATGGGTGTTCCTTATGGGTATAAGTTAAATCAAATACAGGATGCTGCGAATGCGTGGGCAAAACTCAAAAAGGACTACGAAAACGAAAAGATATTTTTTAATACAACGGTTCATAGTGCTTTGAGGGTTAAATTAGTAAAACGTTTTTCACCTGCTGCTTTATCAACGACGTATAGTGAACTTCTAAAACGGGCTATTTCGCCAAAGGCAATTCCAAAATCTATCACACCCGTCCAACAAAACCGAGAATTGAGAGTACACTTTTGTGAATTATGGAGTGAGTTCGTACCAAAATATAACTTTTTTATGTATTTGCTCTCTTGGATTGGCGCAGCCAATAATATTCCAGTCATTCTTGATAGTAAAACACCAAACCTCGTAATTTACGGACCACTCAGCAAAGGACAAGAGAAGGCGTATCCTGGTGTTTCAAAGGTATGGTTTACTGGAGAGAACACTCAGCCTCCAAAAGATAATGATATTGTACTCAGTTTGGGATTCCAATACAACACCGCCTCAAACTACATTCGCTTACCATTATGGATGCTAGAAGTGAATTGGTTTGGTGCGGATCCTGTGAAGATTGCGAACCCACGCCCAGTATCTGTCGCCGCTGCCACAACAGTTGATACCACAGTCCTTGATAATAAGAAGAAATTCTGCGCATTTGTAGCAACAAATCCAAATAATAACAATCGCAACGCCGCTTTTCAAATCCTGAACCACTGGAAGCCAGTAGAATCGGCAGGCAGACTTTTCTGTAATCGGCCAGAGGGACCTATCCCCGCCGGCCTAGGTGGTGGAGGCGGTGAATTAGCCAAAGTGGATTTTTACAAGGATTTTAAGTTTGTTATCGCCTACGAGAACTCAGTTGGTCCAGGTTACACAACGGAGAAAATATTTCATGCGAAAGTGGCAGGCGCAGTGCCAATTTATTGGGGCGACCCATTTGTTGACCGAGATTTTGATTCAACAGGATTTCTAAATGCGAACCAGATTAGTAAGCCTGAAGACCTTATCGCCTTGGTCAAAAAGGCCGATGATGATCCATCAATATGGCGTAAGATGGCCTCGGTACCTGCTATTACACCTACTAAGCGACTACAATGCGAACGTACAATGGAAGAGGTAGGAAAGCGTATTTTCAAACTTATTTTGGACAAAGAGGTCAAGGTGGATTCTTGGGTTAAAGCGGAAGCGTTCGGTAAATCGTATGAAACAATGGACTACAATCAACTGTATGCCAACTATTTAACAGCTCCACCTAAGCCAGCACCAGCAACAGCGCCTACAACTGCGATTGTTTCAAAACCATCAACCATCAGCGCACCACGAGTATTTATTACTGCCGCCAATCAAAAATATGTTGAAGCGGCCGTAAATGTCATTGCCTCAATGAAAGCGGTTTGCGAACCAGATGTCAAACGAGTCGTTTATGTATGGCGAGACGTAACTGAAGAACAATGTAATATTCTCAAACAGTATGGTGCTACAGAGGTTCGTCGTTTCCCTGAAGAGAGTGCTCCATGGCGGGATTTCTGGGAACCACAGCATTTCGCCTGGAAGCTGTGGGCACACGTTGATGCCGCAAACAAGGAGGCACCTGGTACATTAATTTTATACCTTGATTCTGGTGTATCCATCGCCTCTCCCATATCCGCTATCTGGAGCACTATTCAAGAAAAGGATATTTTCTTATTAGACGATGCGGAACAGACGAACGAACGCTGGTGTCATCCAACATTTTGTAAGGAACTCAGGGTTACACCAGAAGAACTTAAGGCAAATCAAATATGGGCTGGTTGCGTAGGATATAAGGTAGGAGGAAAATACTTTGATTCCATTCATAGATCCGCACTTGGAATCGCAGAAGATAAGCGTGAAGTAATTATTGGTGAGAAATGGAGTCCTTATTCACAGGTCTGCTTAGGTCATCGTCACGACCAATCTATTCTCAGTATTATTTCTCAGCGCGTAGGTGCTCCTAGAACACCGCTACGAGACTTCTATTGCGACCGTTCCATGCGTACCGCAAAGCAATGGGGAGTACCACTCTACGTACATCGCGGCAACTACAAAGAGTTTGTCCCATTCACCGATGGTATTGATGAAGCGTATGTCATCAACTTAGAACGTCGCAAGGACCGTTTAGAGAAATTCAAAGAGACCCATAAGAATATTAAAGACAGAGTCTATTTGTGGAAGGCTATTGATGGACGCACTCTCACTTTAACACCTGAATTAGTCAATTGCTTCCGTAATAACGATTTTAACTGGAAAAAGTCGGTGATGGGTTGCGCCTTATCACATTTAGGACTATGGGAGAAGTTAGCCAATGATAAACTCGCCAAGTCATATTTGATTATGGAAGATGATGTAGTTCTCTACGATAAATGGATTCTACGATGGATGACCGCCGCTAAGCATATTCCAGCAGACGCTGATGTTATTTATTTAGGCGGTATTTTACCACCCAATAAGGAGACATTCCCTCAAGTAGCAGAAGCGGTCAATGAATACTTCGGTCGTGTATCTCCTAACACTTTATTCTCACCTCAACCACGCCGTTACTTCCATTTCTGTAACTATGCCTATGTTCTAACACAACAGGGTGCTCGTAAATTGATTACTCTCGTGAAAGAGAAGGGTATTTTTACAAGTGGAGACCATATGATTGTCAATCACGGTGATAACTTGCTCAATATCTATTTTACTGTTCCATTGCTCGCAAGCTGTTTCCAAGAAAATGACCCAATTTACCAGAAGTCGGATTTTAATAACTTTAATCGTGTAGACAATTTTGATAGCGATTTGTGGAATAATACAGACTGTTTTACCAAGGACGAAACCTTCGCTGTTATTAGCAATGAAATCAAAGGACAGTCTTTTACAGTGGTAGGAAGCCCCACACCTGGCGTCCCCGCACCAGCACCAGCACCAGCACCAGCATCAACACCAACACCCACGCCGCCATCAACATTCTCTCAAACCGATTTCGCAGCGGCATGGAATCGTCTCTTACAGGCAACAGTACTCAAAAAGGAGAATGAATTCAAGCCAAATCTGGATGGAATGTTCGCCCTTTGGAACCAGGAAAATTTGGATGCCACCAAGTCGTATTTGGCGATGTTTGAGCAGTTGATTACAACTGACAATGAGATGTTTATGCGCTATAAGACCGATATTTACAACACACTCAAATCAAAGTTTGACCTTACAAATACCGCATTATGGTGTAAGATTGTCGCAAAACTGGCCGACTCCTCGGCCCAAACAAACGGAACCATTCAAATATACTATCTCAAGACAATCAAGCCACAGTTTTTAGAAAATGAATGGTTGAACTCCATTTTTCCCAAACCAATTGAATGGGTTGAATTAGAATCGTTTGACCATCTGGCAAATACAACAAATCCTATTTTATTGTTTCAAAACATCCCAGGAGAAACAAGCCTCGGTTATATCTACAATGGATTCGCAACCGGATTAGAAAGAATCGGTAAGCAAATGACCATTCTTCATATTAGCGACGAATTTGGAAAAGATCCCGTTGACTTCTACAATTCTCCAGCGGTTAAGCGTGTAATTCGCAATTACTACCGACCCAATTTACCAATGAATAAAGTGGACATCATACCACTCGGTTATACAAATGAACGCGGACCAGCAAAAACTACAATTCCATCGTTTGAAAACCGTCAATATTTATGGTCCTTCGCAGGTTCTATGGACCGACCAGGACGTAGTCAAGCAATTCGTACATTAGAACGTACTGGTAATTTCAAATTAGCCGACCGACCAACATGGGGCGACACACCCAAACTCAACGCCAATGAGTATAATCAACTCAATCAGCAAACAAAATTCGTTCCTTGTTTTAACGGATTCGCTTCTTTAGAATCGTATCGTTTATACGAGGCAATAGAGCAGGGTGCCATTCCCATTTATGTACCAGATGGTCAAGATACCTACGCAGAAGTGCTTGGAAAACATCCAATCCTTTCGTTTCCAACATGGGACAAGGCGGCTGAGATTTTACCCATCTTTGCGCAGAATCCTCAAGTGATGGAAGACCATCGTCGCATTTTGGCGAATTGGTGGAACGAGAAAAAGCGAGAAATCAAAAATCGCCTAGCTCAGGTATTTAATTGTTAGAACCCCAGCAACCACAACAAGCCGGTTGACCTGATAATTGCGACCATTCATCAATCGTGTATTGACTCCCCATTGAATAATTACAACGAGCACAAATAGCACGCAGATTTTTAATGTCTAATGTACCACCTTTTGATTCAGGTTTATTATGACCTACATGAAAATCAAACACACTCATACGATTTTTGCACCAAGATATAGTACATTTTGATTCAAATTTAGCCCCTACAGATGCCACCCAAACTTGCTCTCTCAGGGCACGCGGAATCTTTGCCTTGGGCGTAGTCGTTGACATATAAAGACTTTACAATACATTATGTTAAAAGGATACATGTCAAATTTTAGCAACTTAGAATCCCTTTTAGCGAAGATACCAAATGCGCCCAATATTGAACAGAAACGATTACGGTTCATGCTTGTTGGTACTCATACAAATCAAACGACCGGTTACAGTAAAGTTACACATAATATAGTACATGAACTTGTAAAGTATCCGTGGATAGATATTTACCATTTCGCATTCCAAAATTTTGTAAAAAGTCAGCAACCCAATCGTGCCTATCCGCCAAATGTTAATGTATACGACCCATTTGCAAATGAAGGAACAACACCAGAGCAGGGATTCGGTTTTAGTCAATTGCCCAATTATGTACGTCAAGTGAAGCCAGATGTCGTTTTTATTTATAACGATGCCAGCGTTATTTGCCGATTTTTGGATAAACTACAAGAAGATTTACAACCTGAAGAACGTAAATACAAAGTAATCGTATATTTAGACCAAGTGTATAAGATACAACGCCCAGAATTTCTGGACCGTATCAACCGAGATACAGACATATTTTTTGCTTTTACCGATTACTGGCGCACGATTTTACAACAACAAGGCATCGTCAAGCCTATTCATGTCCTAAGACACGGATTTGAGCCAAAGGAGTTTAAGCCACTCAATCGCGATGCCATGCGTAAAAAGCATAATATACCACAACATGTTTTCTTGTTCTTAAATTTGAATCGTAACACTCCTAGAAAGCACCATGATATAGTGGTCCAAGCGTTCGCTCAACTCGTCGCTAAACATCCCACAAAGCCATTGGGTCTACTCGCCGTTTGCGATGCGGGACAATTAGGTGGATATCCATTAAGAGAAGTGTATATGCGAGAAATAATCAAACTTAATTTAAATCCTCAACACCATTCCCATAAATTGATGATTACTGAACACTCAATGGCCTGGGATGATACAGTTATTAATGAACTCTATTCGTTGAGTGATGTTGGTATAACTGGAGCGGACGGTGAAGGGTTCGGTCTATGTCAATTTGAAGCGATGGGTGTAGGAATTCCTCAAGTAGTTCCTTATATAGGTGGATTCCGCGACTTCTGTATTCCTGACAAGAATGCGATGTGTGTGACACCAAAGTATGAGATGTATTTGCCTCTCGCAATGAGTGTGATTGGCGGCAAGTGTGAATTAATGGATCCAACAGACCTCGCTTTAGCAGCGGAAGAGTACTTATTGGATACAGATTTGCGAGAGGCACACGGCAAAGCGGCCCGTGAAACAGTTTTATCGTACCGATGGGACAACGAGGTGAAAAATCTGGCCGATGTACTCAAAACGCTCACTTACTAACACCGAGGACTTTCATAATAGAGGCGGCTAATTCACTTTCCCCGTCTTCATACGTCAAAAGGTAAATAGCAACGAAACTGAGTGCTATACCGACTCCTTTAATCAATCCAACCTTTTCTTGTAAGAGAACCAGGCCTGTAAATGTGACGAGTATATTACTCATCATATTCCAAAGGAGGTTCACGACCGTCATATTTTCAAACTTGAGTGCCTGTAAAAAAATTACTGGCTGGATGGAATAAATCGCCATAGAGAGAGGGATAAATACAGCACCGAGCTCTTTCAAAGATATTTTTTTAAGTATACTAAATGCCAATGTATCAATACCCGCCATAGCGGTTGCTATACCGATGGGAATCCAGTTGACGGCTGGCATATTCTACATTTGTTCGCTATTTTCATTTCCTAGTCGTTGGAGTCTCTGCCGCGCAATTTCATACACTTCGTTCGCCACTTCACACGAGGCAAGTTTGTTACCGAGGGAAGTAAAGTACGGGCGACCGGTTTGTATTTCGGCAAGTTGGCAGGCAGAGGAGAGTTGGACGATGCGGATTCGCATAGCATCAAGTTCATCACCCATGATGTAAGAGTAATAACAAACACCTAATAGGAATCCAATATTTAGAACTAAAAGTACGTACTCCATTGAACAACAATGAAAATAATGACAAACAATTCAATTTTGATTCGCCGCAGCATGTTCTACGAAGTAATGAAGAATGCGCAGACTAATCTCTAAGGTGATACACGCATATAAAACTGCCTTGACAACATCGTAGAATATGAGATAAATCACTGAAAGAATGAATAAGAGCGTGTAAATGGTCCATGTGTTTTTATAGCGATTATCTTCGTTTAAGAGAATGGCAATAAGAATAGAATCACTCATAATAGAATGGCAGTCGCTCTTTTTAAAGGCGAAAATGGTATTAAAGGAGAAGTCAATTTTTTTGATACTTCAAATGGTGTAAAAGTCCACGCAGTTTTTACTGAACTCCCGAAAGGAAAGCACGGTTTTCATATTCACAAAGCGGGTGACCTAAGAGGTGAAGGGTGTAAGGCGGCGTGCGATCACTTTCATATGGGCGCAAAAGCACAACACGGAGGTCCACCAACATCAAAAAGTCCTCGTCACACTGGCGATTTAGGGAATTTATCGGGGCCGAAAGATGAGGTGACTTACATACTCAAAGGAGTCACTTTGGAAGATTTATGGGGACGCTCGGTTATTGTACATGAGGACGAAGACGATTTAGGAAAGGGTCCGTTTGAGGACAGTATTACAACCGGTCATTCAGGAAAGCGTATCGGTTGTGCTATTATTGGACGCGTGGAAGTTCCATCCTGTAACGGTGCTACAACCACCAAAACCCGAAAACTCCGTCGTAAACACCGGCTCAATAGCACTCCATAAACCCTTCACCAGAAACAAGAATGGATAAATCACGAGATCGTTAGGTGCTACGTTGGCCCATTTGAATGGACCGCAGGGCTGAGCACGAACTGACTGAATCGCCCGATTAAGCCGCTCCAGTCTCTCTCGCATTTCAACCTCTAACGCCACATTTCCCACATTACCGGCACATCTGGCCTCCACCGACTGAATCATATAGTTGAATAGCCAGGTGGCAAGGCAGTCAATGCGCCATACACGTTCATCGGCAACACTGGCTTTGAACCAATCGCCTCGTTCCGCCGCCAACCGCAACGGTACATCACGTAATCTCTTCATAAGAGACGGTACGTGAAGTACTTCCAGGACGAACTTTAAACGCATATAACACCGAGCAACCAGTCCAAACTCCTCGTCATTATACAACGCCTTAACTATCTCACCAACTGACCCAGAAGCGGCCCCAAACCGAGCCACATAATACTTTGTTAGAAACTCAGGTAAGTGATAGGAGTTAAATAGTAACGAGTGTAGTTCTTCGTCGCTAATATGGTCGCAATTGTTATGAGGAAAAGAAAATTCTGTATGTCCATTGAGAACAAAGAAATCAGGCGATATGCGCATTACGAATCACTCAATAAAGGGAAATCTTTTCAATTTTTTAAAGGCAATTAAAAAATTGAAATTTAATTATTAATCTAATAAATCTTGTAAGATGAACTATACAGATATAGAATTTGAAGAAGAATTTATAATTGTACCACCTCATGAGCCAATGATTGGTTGGGTTTTAGTAGATGAGGCAGAAGCACTTGAATTACAAGAGGACCATTTGAAATCAATGCGAATTAAAGCAGTCCAAAAAAAGTTTCACGAAGAACTCATAAAGGTGTCTACAATGACTGGTAAAAGTATTGGAGAATTAAGTGGTGCATGGGCTGATTCGATTTTGAAAGAGGTAAAAAAGTCTGGTCATAAAATTACAGAAGTAGGAAAGATAATGAAAGAACGTATCTATGCGATGTTGGATAAAAAATTAGAACCTGAAATTGTACTAAATCCTTATGCGTATAGAGATTTGGAGCCATGTTTTCCACCAGCACGGGTAGTCTAAAAAAATTGAAGCAACCCGTAGGGCTTTTTGAATTTTCACCTCGCCATGAACTGTCCAAATTGCTTAGAAATTAGGGGAACTTCTCTCCAACATGAAAATGAAGATTGTCCTATTCGTGAACTAATTACTTGTCGTAAATGCTGTCAAACCGGTCATATGACGCATAAATGCGAAGAAAAATGGGACCATTGGGAACGTCCTACAACACTTGAAGAGTTAATTCCATTTCATATTCGCCAACGTTATAGAATCACATCGGCCACTCCTATAAAGTTTGAACAACCTCGTAGTGAACAGACATTTCACGAGCTTCACTCAATAAACGAGTTTCAAATGCCAGAAGGATACAAAGATTTACGCGCCTTTGTGGATAAGTATGGTATTATTGTCAAGAGTAAAACGAAGGCGAAAGAAGTTGATTGTGTTAATGCGATTAAAGAATGGGCGAAAGAGAAGGGTCGTCGCATAATTCCTAAAAATACCAAAGTATTGTAGATGGCACGACGCAAAAATTCAACTCGTAAATCTAGACGTACGAATGTTATCCCGAATAATGCGATAGTCAACGTCCAACCGGATCCATATTCGTCTCGTTTTTTAACTGATGGAAAAACGGCAAAATATTTGATTAAGAACGCTGGTCCTACATATTTGGGCGGTCGTAGAACACGTAGACGAAGATAAAAAAATTGAAATAATCAAAAACCAATCTGTATTTTTTAGGCCTCCGTGCGTACTAAATAATACATTTCTTTCTCTAATACAAACAATGCCATCCATTCCTTCCTTTCCAACTCTGTACGGCAAAGCCTCTACAGGTAAAATCAAAATGTGGTCTATCAAGGTTGAAGACCAAAAAGGTGTCGGTGCGATCACTACGACACACGGCTACGTAGGTGGCAAATTACAAGAAAACGTTCGTCTTGTAACAGTAGGCAAAAATATCGGTAAAAAGAACGAAACAACCCCAGTTGAACAAGCGATTAATGAAGCGCGCAGTGACTGGAATAAGAAGACCGAAGCAGGCGGTATGACCGAGAAAAAGCCTGAGGCGGAACCGGCCGTCACTACTAAGAAGGCATCAAGCGACTCCGACGGTGAAAGCGTCAAATCGGCTGGAAAGCCAAGTGCTACAAAGAATGCGAAGGCTGCTACTGACGCAGGCGGCGTTCCACACCCGATGCTTGCCCACGATTATAACAAGCGTGGAAAAGACATTAAGTTTCCCTGTTACGCACAGCGTAAGTTGGACGGAGTTCGTTGTGTTGCCATTAGTGGTAAGGGACTCTACAGCCGTAACGGCAAGGCTTTCCCTCATTTGGACCACATTCGCGCAGAGATTAATAGTCTCCCCAAAGGAACCATTCTTGACGGTGAACTTTACAGCGATACACTCAACTTTCAAGAGATTGTAGGCTTGGTCAAGAAGGAGACTCTAAAACCCGACGACACAACCAAAATGACCAAAATCTACCTCTGCGTATATGATACAATCCAGGACGGAACAAATGAGGCACGAAACGACTGGCTCACCTCTCTTTTCAAGACTCATAAGTTCAAGGCACTCAAACTTCTTCCTACCGATGTCGCCAATAATCTTGACGATGTCAAGCGTTTACACGCTCAATATGTAGCGGACGGCTACGAAGGACTCATCTTGCGCAATAAGGCCGGTCTCTACAAGGTTGGACATCGTTCTGCCGACCTCCAAAAATACAAGGAATTCAAAGACGACGAGTACAAGATTGTCGGCTTCAAGGAGGGTGACGGAATAGAGAAGGGCTGCGTTATCTGGGTCTGCGAGACAAAGGATAAGAAGCAGTTCAGTGTTCGTCCAAGGGGTACTCATGAAGAGCGACAGGAAGCGTTCAAAACCGCTTTAAAACAGATAGGTAAAAAGCTGACTGTGCGCTTCCAAGAGCTCACCGAAGACGGTATCCCCCGCTTTCCAGTCGGCCTCGCCATCCGTGATTATGAATAAAAAACAAAAAAACAAAAAAACAAAAGAATCAATTTATAGGAAGAGGTATGCCGAATACCTGGGAATTTAATAATGTTGTTTTAGAACCTCCTGATGAACGAGCGCGTATGCTCGCTGAGGAGGTTACAAACTCCCGTTTTCCAGAACTCAGTTATAATCTCAGTAAACTGGCCAATTTATACCGATTTTTAGATGTACACAGAAACGATTCACCATTGAACCTCTCAAAGAAAATTACCGAAAACGGTCAACCTATTTTTTCACCGGCTGAATTGAGTGAAATAATGAAAGTGGTAAAATCTCGTCATAATTCGGTTCCTAATATGAGTAATTTAACGTCAAAACGGCAACATGGTGGAGAGCAGCCACCTATTAAATTCCGTGATCCAGCGGATCCAGAATATGACCCTAAAAATGATATGTTTGGTGCGCCTCATCGCCCTGGATTTGAAGAGGCCCCGCATCAAGTTGAATTTTGGGATAAACTATTTAATTCATTTTACAAAGCGTATGAAAAATCACCAATTTATGTTCATTTCTCTAAAAAGTGGGACGGTGTATGGTGGTATTTGTATCTAATGTATAATTTGGAGCAGATGGATATGTTTGGACCGTACATTAGTATGGCTTTGGATACTTACACTACAAATATTCCGGCAATTAGCGAAGGATTGGAAGCGGCTCTCCATTACGGCTTCGGTTTGCTTGGTGGTATTGCGACTGGAGGATTAGGTCTCGGTCCAGCAGCAGAATTGGGTTCTTTAGTTGGTGATGTTATCGCTGCTGTTATGGCAACCACCGGTGCCATTGTAAGTCTTTCCAGAAAGCGAACAGGAGACGCATTCAAATTAATTCTTGTTGCCATTCCGTTTGATATAGGTGCTACGCTCAATATGGCGGCAAATGCGATTGAAAAACAGTATGAGCGATATTTAGTCAATCGTGCTCGCATTATAGAAACATTTAGACCTGTACCCAAGATTTACAGATTTATGGATTATTATGTACCCGAAGTTGGAGTTGATAAGGGACCACCACCTCCTACACCTACGATTGAAGAGATTAAGAAGGATGTGTTTGACGCAGCATTGGAGAAAACAGGTGCGAATAAGGCATTGGCGAAATTAAATGCTATACAAGCGGACCCATTTGGCGCAGTAACTCAAGCAACTGGTGCGAATAAGACACTAGCTAAATTAAATGCGATTAAGGCGGACCCATTTGGCGCAGCAACGCGAGCAACTGGTGCGAATAAGACACTTGCTAAATTAAATGCGATTAAGGCGGACCCATTCGGTGCAGCAACACAAGCAACTGGTGTGAATAAGCGTCTAGCAAAAGCGCAGAATTCGCTAACCAAGGCAACCACTTTACCACCATTACCAAATATGCCTAAAATGCCGACGGTAGCAAACGCACGTAAATCGTTCACACCAACAATGATACGAAAACGAGGAGGCACTCGCAGAAAAACACTTAAAAAACGTAAAGGTAGATATACCAGACGATGACCGGCTGGTTCTGTTATCTACTCTACATTCCTGGCACCAATAGAACTTATATTGGTGCCACGACCGACCCAGCGCATAGGTTGAGACAACATAATTGTGATATAGCAGGCGGTGCTAAGGCAACCAGAGGGCATAAATGGACGCAGGCGTTCTACCTATCTGGATTTCCAGACTGGCCAACGACGTTACAATTTGAATGGGCCTGGAAACACCAATCACGAGGAAAGCCAGGTCTCAAAGGAAAAATCAACGGTTTAAAAAAGTTATTGGAACTGGACCGACCAACATCCAAAGCCATTCCTTATAGTTTATGGTCCAGAGATAACCGACCGGTTACATTACACGCAACGGATGAGCAAAAGGCCACTCTTCAAAAAATTGAGTCTGCCATCTTTTTGTTAGAACTCCAGCACCCCTCCAATATGTCTACGTCGCCACAAACTATTGAATCTCTTAACGCCCAATTCACTGAAATGGCTACTGAACTGGCGATTATACAAAAACGAATGGCGGACGCCTTTAAAAAACTTGGTATAGCCGACGAATCGGTGAAAGATCCAAATACAACGAAGAAACCGAGAAATGGATACTTGCTATTCTCACAAAAAATTCGTAGTGAAGCACCAGCGGGTATGAAATATACGGCAAAACAGATGAGTGAACTATGGCGTGCCCTTCCAAATGAAGAGAGGGCTAAATATGTTGTTGACGCTTAATCAAAAATTGACTTTCCTTTTTTAATTATCTGTGATGATTAAAATGACGACCAATATTAATTCCAAATCGTACAGCGAACTAAAAACGTATTATGATACGGTTCTAAACACCGATAAAACGACTTATAAGTCCTCAAACGACGAACCAACACCCATCGCTTGTATTGAGGAAATGATGTCTAAGCTTCCTGAAGAGTTATGGGAACGCGACGACATATCCATTCTGGACCCATGCTGTGGTAATGGTAATTTTGGGCTCGTTCTAATGAATAAACTGATGGAGATAGGGTTTGAGAAGGCCGATATCTTGGAAAATATCTTAGAATTTAACGATATTAACAACGAGCGTCTCAAAAACGTCAATCGTATTTTCTGTGCTGATAAGTATCCATTGAATGTAACAAACAACGACTTTCTTCAAGATACTAATACCGACTTGAAGGATTTAATCGTTGCCAATCCACCATATGCTAAGTTGTTGAGCGACGGAGCACGCGCATCAAAAAATCACAACCTCATTAAAGATTTCCTCAAAAAGAGTCTGGACCGACTCAAACCGAATGGATATTTAATGTTTATTACTCCTGACAACTGGATGTCGTACGCTGACCGTAATACACTCATTCAAGAGTTGACTCAACTCCAAATCGTTCATTTAGACATTCATAGTGCTAAAAAATATTTCAAAAAGATTGGGTCCAGTTTCACTTGGTACATCATTAAGAAAGCACCGGCCACGCAACCGATTTCTATTTCAGGTATATGGAAGAATAAGCCATATATAAGCACTGTACAGTCGCAAGTGCGCAACTATATACCCCTTTATTATACCGCCACCGTTCAATCCATACTAAGCAAAACACTGGACGCCACACTATCGAAATTTAAGGTGGAAACGAGCAGTGATCTTCATCATTATACTAAAAAATCGCTCATACAAGACGAACAATCGGCAGGTTACAGTCACCGACTCATACATACACCAAAACAGACGGTGTATGCCTCAAGAGCACATAAGTTTCAAGAAGGATTCAAAGTATTCATTAGCACCACTGATAAATACGGTGTATTTGTGGACAATTGTGGTATGACCCAGTCAATCGCCTTTATCCGTTGTAAGGACCAACAGGAAGCGAATGAGTTTGCTGCTATTCTTCAACATCCTCTGTATGTATTTCTCAACAATATCTGTCGTTGGGGTAATTTCAATAACATTCGTATTCTACAGTCGTTTCCAGTACCAAGAGATTCAAAAAATGTTTATACATCTTTTGGGATAACGAAAGAGGAGATTGACTGTATCGCGGAGAACAGTTAAGAGCGGTAGGCGGGATCACTATTGTCACAGAGAAACGGAATACGACCGTATGTTTTTCTATAATTATCCAAGTAGCACGACTCGTAAGCGTGGTAGGTCTGTGCTACAATTTTTTGACTGGTGCCGAGAATGTCTACAGTCATTTCGGCACGAGGAATGCGCATGCCGTACATTTGTATCTTAGCACCCACATTAAGGTAGAAATCAAAGGTGTTATATACGAAGCCGTTGGTTTTAGAGCAGTCGCCGGACTTTTCGCGCTCTGGGATGTGATGACCGCACAGATAACTGGCAAAGCGGTCGGCGAGTCCGGTACGGCTGCCACCAATCTTTACGATGCGGTCGTTAATCGTGAAGATATAGAGCCACTCGTCCTTTTGTTTGAACTCAGGGAGCGGTATGACTGGCTCAACTTTAATGACTGTTTGACGAGACTTAGCCCCGTTGGGCTTTTTATCGTTATCTACGACGACATTGGCGACCAGTTTGAACTGGTCTTTTTGCGGATAGGACGACCATTCGGCCGCTTCTGCAGTAGGAATGAGTTTAATCCAAGACTTGAACTTGGATGACTCGTGGAGGGAGGAAACTTGCTTGCCTGTAATATCCATGATGATGCGAAAGTATGAAAGGTTTCTTGAAAGCAGTTTGGTAGGGTTAGTTATTGCACTAACACTATGAAGTATTATCAATTTTTCCATACATTAAAAAATTTTTATTTGTTTTTTATGTTTTATTGATTAAATAGGTGTGGAGAAGACTGATTTTCCGTTTGTGGTGGCAGAGGCACGTAGATTGGTGGCGGTTTTGGGCAGGTCGCCCCATAGAACCTGTCCAAGTTCGTCAGGAATGAGATTGTTGACTGGTACATAGAGCGTTGGCTTGGTGTCGCCGAACTTATAGCCGCACATACGGCCTACGAGTCCTTGAACCAGAGCGTCGGTTTTTGACATTCCTGCGCCCTCCCAAATGAAGCCAATGTGTTGTTTTGGAACAACTTTGCCGGCACGCAGACGACCGCGCACAATAACTACAGTGGTTTTGGAGGGCGCATCTTCAAGACAGCCAATCTTACGACCGCCGCGTGAAAAGCGTTTCTGCTCCCCACGAGTGACCGCAATCTCGGTCTTTTCGCCTGTGTAGAGGTGAACTGGCATCCCTAAGCGACGGCAGATGCTGCGCACAACACTCTCATTTTCCTTATTATCTTTGCTTCGGTTGAGTCGCATCAGCACGTACTTTCTAGGTATATTTACAAGCATCTTTTCAAACGATTCAGGATGCTTGTGTATGGTAAATGTGGGCTCAAGAAGGCCGTCACGCTCGTAATCAGCGAGCCCGTAATAGCCGTCGCCAGCAACGAGTTCCTCTACATGCTTGGGATAGAGAGTCTCTTCCTCACGCCAGGCGGCGATTTCGGAGTATGGAGTTGCGTCAACTGAGAGAAGATATGCGTTGCTCTTCTCAAGCGCAGTGGGATTTCCGTCAAGAGATATGCCGTACTTGGCGAGGTAGAGCTGAAGTTTCTGCCCTTGAGTCTGGACCATATGTGACTCATCTACAATGATGAGTGCGTCCGTGATGTCCAAGTCAACGTGATTGAAGTCCTGGTGAAAGACGACCTGAATACATTGATTATAGTTGGGATTGAAGGCGAGAGTGTCTTCAACTGCTTGGCGTTTGAGTTCTGTTTCAGCAGAGCCACATAGGATGTAGGCGTGCGTGACATCACCGGCGTCAAGCATTTGTTTCACGAGGTTTTGGAATGTACCAGTCTTACCAGACTGGCACTTGGCAGATAAAAGGGCATAACGAGTGCCAGAAAGGAAGGAGGAACGAATGCTGGTAGCAGCGTGCGTTTGGTTGGGGTGAAACATAGTATAAGTATGAGGCAACATTTAATCCGCGCAGTTAATTATTATCAATTTTTTTCCGCATTAAAAATACAAAGCAAAAAGATACACAGTATCTTAATGTTTTTTTGTTTTGTTTGTTTTGTTAATATTCAGTAATTTCACTATGTTCATTTTTGTAAATATATAGTACATTAGCCAGTTTGCTTTGTAGTTTTTTATATGATTCAACATTAATCCATTCAGTATCGTAAACAAGAGATTTTACAATAGCTGGAGCGAATTCTGTTAACTTTTTAACTACGACATTAACAAATCTGTCCCATTCAGGCAATACAAATGACGCATGTAAAATATCGTATTTGTTTTCTAATAGATAATCAAGCATTTTGTCTAATTTAGTTAATTTTTCACCTATTCTTTGATCGTTATTAAACAATAAATTTTTGATTTTTTCATAATGTTTATTGCTCATAAATGTCTTAAAATTTACATTATAACCAACATAAGGTTCATTTCGTACATTATTGGAGGAAAGATTGCGTCCGCTGCGTAATTGCATTTTAAATGAAAGGAGGAATAGCACGGGACAAAAGTTAACATAAAAATATAAATACATTTCAATTTTTTTAAATTAAATAACATTGAAAAATTTTTTGTTTTGTTTTTTTTGTTTTTAGTATTTTTGTTTTTTTAGGTATTATTTATACTGCGTTATTCTTCATTGGACACTTTGAGTTAGATTTATTATGACCGATTTGCTTACAAGCACCACATACTGTTTCTTTCTTAGGTGCTGTGGGCTTAGACACTGCTGGCATTACC